GTAAACACCAATTTACCCGAGATTGTCCCGATAAGTCCGAATTTTAATACCAGTCCAGACCAGTACGAACCGGACATAACCGACAGTCAAAAGACAAATGTTTATCCTTTGGGAGGCCGGTTAATTGGAAGCCCTACACCGCGCATAAGAGCTGCAGCTGTAGAAGGCGATTACGAAAAGGCAGAGTTAGCTTTAGAGTTTGCTAAAAGTATTGGTATTAACTTAATGCCCTGGCAGATAACAGCACTTAGGGAATTACTGCAAACGACTAACGGCAAATGGACGCGGCGCACGCTGGGTATCGTGTGTAGTCGCCAGGTAGGTAAAACCGAGTTAGCTAAAATCCGAATACTTGCTGGAATCTACCTATTCGAGGAAAAGTCAATTATTCTAATGTCGGTTAATGCTCAACAGGCAGAAATGACCCTATACCAGATAAACGACATAATTACTAGCAACCCGTCGCTAATGCACCTTTACCAGCGTTATTACTTAACTAACGGCAAACAGGAGATCAGGTTTAAAAACGGTGCGCGTATTATCGTGGTAGCTGCGACTAGTAACGGCAGCCGCGGTTTATCGGCCGATATGGTGTTTTTGGATGAATTGCGTACGATCACGCCTGAGGCTATGGAAGCAATTAGTTTTACAATGAACGCCCGGCCTAATGCTCAAATGCTTACGGTATCTAACGCCGGTGATAAATCCTCTACAGTGCTGAATAGTTTACGCGATAAGGCAATCGCTGACGTGTCCCCTACTCTAGGCTGGTTAGAGTGGTCAGCTCACCCGTCTAGGAAAATTGAGGACCCTAAAGGCTGGGTAGAGGCTGTACCTGCTTTAGGCCACACAATGACCGAGGAAATACTTAGGCACTCACTAGCTACCAGCGACCCGTTAACTTTTAGAGTTGAGGTACTTTGTCAGTTTGTAGATAACCTGGCTAGCCCGTTTGAGATAGGCGCGTGGGATAAATGTAAAGATGAGTCAATAGTAGTTGAGCCAGGTGGACTCACTTTTTTTGCGTTTGATAAGTCCTACACGAATAAGTACGCGGTACTGGTCGCAGGACAAAAGGTAGACGAAATGCGCGTAAAGGTTAAAGTGTTGCAAGTCTGGAACACAGCTACACCTTTAGACGATAGGCAAGTAGCTAGCGATATAAACGCCCATATTATGAGATTTAGGCCTAAGGTCCTTATGTATGATAAATGGGTTAGCGAAAACGTAGCCAGTTACTTAAAGGGTTCAGGTACTACCCTTATGGACGTTAGCGGCAAAATGCAAAATGAAGCTAGCAACCGGCTTGCCCAGCTTATGAGTCATGGTCAGTTATTGCACCCAAACGATCTAGTGCTAAATGAGGCGATAGCCGCGTGCGCTACTAAACACACCGAGTACGGCTGGAAAATTGTAAGGCGTAAATCAGCTGGTGAAATATGCGCCGCTATCGGTGTAGCTATGGTCGCCTGGTACGCCTCTAGGCCTCAGGCAGTCGCGCAGATAATAGTCAATTAGACACGCCGAACAAATCGGACAAATTATTAAAATTAGGTATATAGTACCCGCGTGGGGTTACTACAATCATTACGCCTAGTAGACGCCGTTAGTGCGCCTCAAAGTACCCCGACGATACGCGCGCAATATAACCCGCCTGTATTTGAGCCAGACCCTAGTAGCTTATTCTTTACGCCTCAAACTTTTATTACGCGGTCCGACGCTATAGCTGTGCCTTCCGTCGCACGTGCTGCAGCGTTAATCAAAGGTGTAGTAGGAACTTTACCGCTACACCTTTACCGTAAATCTACTGGCCAAGAATTAGGTAATCCAATTTGGCTAGATCAACCAGACTACAGGCAGCCACGTATGGTTACTTTAGGCTGGACTGTTGACGCTTTATTTTTTTACGGCGTTGCATATTGGGAAGTTACCGAGCTTTACGCAGACGACGGGCGGCCTAGTCGTTTCGCCTGGGTAGCTAACACACGCGTAACAGTTACTTTAAATAACACAAACACTTTAGTTAAATCTTATGCAGTTGACGGTAGCGAACGACCTAACAGCGGTATCGGCAGTTTAATTACTTTTCAAGCTATGGACGAAGGTATTTTAAATAGAGGCGGTAGAACTTTACGCGCGGCTCTTAATTTAGAAAAGGCCGCTGCTGTTGCAGCCGAAACGCCGATCGCGAGCGGGTATATTCAAAATTCGGGGGCTGACCTTCCTGAGGAACAAATTACCGGACTACTAGCTAGTTGGAAGTTGGCACGTACACAGCGAAGCACCGCGTATCTATCCAGCACGCTTAAGTATGAGCCAACAGCCTTTAGCCCTAAAGATATGATGTACTCAGAAGCTAAACAAGAATTAGCTACTGAGATAGCCAGGCTTTGTAACGTACCCGCTTACCTGCTAAGTGCAGACGCTAATAACTCTATGACTTACTCCAACGTTATGGACGAGCGTAAACAGTTTGTCGACATGAGCCTACGGCCTTTTATATCTGCAATAGAGGAACGTTTATCTATGAACGATATGACTAATTCACAAAATTATGTCCGTATGTCATTAGACGATAGTTACTTACGTAGCGACGCATTAACACGCTTAGCAGTAATAGAAAAAATGTTAGCCCTTAATTTAATTACAGTAGAACAAGCCCGCGAAATGGAAGATTTAACACCTAATGGAGGTACAGCTAATGCAGTTGAACTTTAACAGCTCTATAGAAGCTACAGACCAAGAGCGTAGAATTATCGCTGGTAAAATTGTACCGTTTGGCGAAATCGGAAACACCAGCGTAGGTAAAGTAGTTTTCGAGCAAGGCTCAATAAATTATCAAACCGGCGGTAAAATTAAATTACTATTAGAACACTCAGCTACTGACCCTATTGGGTTTGCACAAAATATAAGCGAGGATACACGCGGCCTTTACGCAACCTTTAAAGTAAGTGCTACTACAAAAGGTACAGACAGTTTAATAGAAGCTAGCGAAAATCTACGCGACGGTTTGAGCGTTGGCGTAACTGTTGACGCAAGCGAGGAAAGAGGCGGCGTGCTTTACGTACAGTCTGCCGTTTTACGTGAAGTAAGTTTGGTCCAGGCAGCAGCCTTTAAATCTGCAGCGGTTGAATCCGTCGCAGCCAGTGAGGTAGAGCCTGAGCCAGTAGAGGAAACCCAAGAAACCCAACCAACCGAAAGTGAGGCCAGCGTGGATAACGCTACCCCAGCACCCGAGGTAGAAGCCGCACAAACGGTCGAAGCCTCACGCCCAACAGTAACGGCCCCTGCCTATACTGCACCCCGTAGCCCTATCGCTACTCCTGCCGATTACCTATTCCACAAAGTACAGGCAACACGCGACCCAGGCAGCGAGTCTGCAATTTGGGTCCGCGCAGCTGACGACTCAACAACAAATAACGCAGGCCTTATCCCAACGCCTCAGCTAACTACTTTGTTTAACGGCAAGTCAGATAGCTTCCGCGCAAGTATTGAAGCCATTAACACTGCAACCCTGCCGGCAGCGGGTATGTCGCTACAAATCCCTCGCATTAAAACCGTCCCTACCGTAGCCGACACAAACGAAGGCTCAGCACCTAGCGAAACCGGCATGGAAGTAGAGTTCGTTACTGCTACTGTAAATAAATATGCAGGGCAAAATACGGTTTCGGTCGAATTGTTCGACCGGTCGGATCCCGTCCTGTTGAACGTTTTAGTACAACAAATGGCCGACGCGTATGCTTTAGCTACTAATAATTTTGTTAATAGCGAGCTAATCAGCGCAGCTACCTTAGACGCTACTACTGTCGCAACTTACCCAACAGCTGCAGAGCTTCTAGGTATTGTTTCCCGCGGCGCAGCTAGCGTTTACTCAAACTCAAAGCGGTTTGCTCGTAATATGATCGCCTCAAGCGGACAATGGGCAAACATTATGACTTTAAATGATTCGGGGAGACCAATATATACGGCCCAGAATCCTCAAAATGCTGGTGGCTCTGTAGCAGTATCAAGCCTACGCGGGAACGTCGCTGGATTAGACCTCTACGTGGATTATGCAAACTCAGGCGACGGCGACGGTACGCTTTTGATCGTTAACCCTGACTGCTTTACTTGGTACGAATCCCCAGCACTACGTTTAACCACCAACGTAATTGCTAGCGGTCAAATCGAGATCATGTACTACGGCTACGGTGCTTTGGCCAATTTGGCCTCCGGTGGCGCGTTTAAGAATAACAAGGCGTAAGCCTAAAACACTAGAACCCTAGACCCTGCCCCTAGTCCGGTGGGGTCTAGGCCCAAAACGTAAGGAGTAAAGCGCGTGGCTGCTACATACATTACGCAAGCTGAGTTACGCGTTTTGCTCAATATAGTTGGAATTACCCTTTACACAGACGCAACAGTCGAGGAAGTCTGCCAGGCTTCAGAGGACATATTAAACAAATACTTATGGTTTAACACCGCGCCTATATCTGCTACGGCTTTGTCAGCCAACGTAGCTACAATTACTACCCCTACACCTCATGGCTTTGTAACTGGCCAGCAAGTAACAGTATCCGGCGCAGGTACTACTTTTAATGGTACTAAAACACTAACCGGCTATGACCTTTACCGTTTTACTTATGATAAAACAGCTGCAGACCAAACTACACACTTAGTAAAACCTTATGGTTTAGCTACTGGACCTAATCACGCAACAGCTTATGCAAGTGTCCCAGCAGTACGCGAAGCTGCAGCCGCTTTAGCTACTACTATCTGGCAAGCCAGACAAGCCCCAGGGGCCAGCGTTACTACTATTGACGGCTTTATCGCCTCACCTTATCAGCTCGGAAATTCACTGATCGGCAAAGTGCGCGGGCTTATAGCCCCGTATATGTCGCCTAACTCTATGGTGGGCTAATGCCTGCAGCTATAACTACCCTTAGGTCAACACTAGCTACAGCGTTAGCTAATGTAGGTGTCTGGACAGTGTTTAACCACGTCCCAGAAATCCCTTTAAGCAACTCGTTAGTTATCGCCAATGACGACCCTTATATTTTGGTTAACAGCAACGTTAAAACTGCCATAGCCCCTACGGTACGTTTTAAGTTATTTTTGTTAGTGCCAGTTATGGATAACTTAGGTAGCCAGACCAAGTTAGAGGATTACTACCTGGCTGTTATGACTAAGTTAGCAGCTAGTAACTTAACAATAAATATAACTAGCTTTAGCGCGCCTGCAATTTTGGAAACCCCTAGCGGTAACTTGCTTCAAAGTGAAGCCGGTTTAGAGATAATAAGCGAGTGGAGTTAATTATGGCTAACTATAAAGTAATGATAGACAACGACGTAGCCGGGGTAGGTCTTGGCGGTGTCGTCAGCGACGCAGATTTAGCCGGGTGGGATTTACCTCACTTGCTAAAAATTGGTGCTTTAGAAGCAATCGAAAGCCCAGCCCCTACTAAAGCAAAGGAAGTGCAGGAATAATGGCAATTTATTTTACAAATAATACTTACCTAAAACTAGGTACTTATGACATGAGTAGCGTCGTGATCTCAGCTAGTCTTAACGTCAATTTTGACCAGCTAGAAATTACGGCTATGGGCGACGCAGCGCACAAATATCTACCAGGTTTGCAATCGTCAACCTTAAGCGGCAGTCTTTATATTGACCAAAAGGCTATTGCTGCCGGTGCTACACGCGCAGTATTAGACAGCCTTAAAGGCACCAGCGCATTGTTTGAAATTGGGGCAAACGGTTCTACACCAGCTACCGATAACCCAGTTTACAAAGGTAGCGTTTTTGTCAACGGTTATACACCTATTAACGGTGCTAACGGTGAAGTAGCGCAATTAGACTTTACGTTTGATGTAACCGCACAAACCGTTAACGAGTTTCCAAAAACGTCAGTATAAAAGAAAAGAGGGCTAGAAAATGGCAAGGTTAAAAATTACTAGAGATACCGGCGTAGTCGAGGAATACGACATAACGCCGGCTATCGAAGTAGAGTTTGAAGCTTACGCAAAAATGGGCATAAATAAATGTTTTAGGGAACAAGAAAAACAAACCGACGTTTACTACTTATGTTGGCTAGCGATCAAACGCAGCGGCCAGACTGTAGCTCTATTCGGTGAGGCTTTTCTTAACACCCTAAAGGCAGTAGAGGTGCTAGATAGCGACCCTTTAGCTGGGTAGGTAATAGGGAACTACTTACCTACCAAATAGCAGCGTTAGCGGTTGAAACTGGCATAGCACCTAAAGAGTTTGTAGAGATGTCGCCGGAGATGTTGGCGGCAGTCTACAAAGTACTAAAAGATAGAAACGAGGCAGCAAAGCGTGGCTACAGCAAAAATCGTAGGCTTAGATGAAACGGTTAGAGCTTTACGCCAATTTGACCCTGCAGCCTTAAAAGAGATGAATAAAACAATTTACCAGGCTATGAAAATAGCCCAGATAGACGCTAGACAATTATCGCCTACGGTTTCACCTTTAAGCGGCTGGGCTAGACCTGTTAAAGAAGGCAAGTGGTCGCGTCTAACCTTTGAAGCCAAGCCTATAAAAATGGGATTAAAAACAAAGATAGACAGAGCGCGCAAGCGCGGTAACTGGACTAGCAAAGCCTATTTACTTATTAACGCAGACCCAGCCGGTAATATCTACGAGTGGGCTGGTAGACATAACGGTAAGACTGCTCAGGGTGCTAGGTTTATTAAAGCTATTAGAGATCAGTCAAACGTAACAGTACGCGGTAAGCAAGGCCGTATAGCTTACAAAGCTGTAGAGGACAACAGGCCAGAGATTATTACTAAATCCAATGCAGCTATAGCAAAAGCCGAAGCTATAGTAAATCGAAAGCTGGCTAAATAATGGTTATTAAAGTCCCCATAATTGTTAGCTATAACAACAAAGGTACTAAGCAGGCCGTTAAAGGTATTGGCGGTTTAGAAAAATCTTTTAAGAAAATGGGGCTAGCCTCTAAGTTATCTTTTGCTGCAGCTACTACGGCAGTAACAGCCTTTACAAAGAAGGCAGTAACCGCAGCCCTAGAGGAATCTAAAGCGGTAGCTGTACTCAATAAAAGCCTAGATAATTTAGGATTAGCGTTTGCCTCTACTGGTGTTAACGCTTATATAGATAGTTTGCAAAGAGCTACGGGCGTATCCGAGGATTTACTAAGGCCGGCGTTTGGCAGGTTGATTAGGTCTACTAACGATTTAGGTAAAGCACAGCAATTACTAGCCCTGAGCTTAGATATAAGCGCGGCTACCGGTAAATCTGCAGACGCAGTAGCAGCTTCATTATCTAAAGCCTACTTGGGGCAAAATACGGCGTTAGGCCGGTTAGGCGTTGGCTTATCTAAAGCCGAGTTAGCTTCTAGCAGCTTTGAGGAAATACAAGCAAAATTAACTACGCTGTTTGCAGGTAGCGCAAAGGCCGCAGCCGATACTTATGCCGGTAGCGTCGCTAAGCTACAAATAGCCGCAAAAGAGGCAAGCGAAACTATTGGGTTTGCTTTAATTGACGGTATACGCAGACTAGGCGACGAGCAGGGCATAGATGACGCAGCCGACTCTATGGAAAAGTTAGCAAGTCAAACAGCGTTTGCTATAACAGGATTTAGCGTTTTATCCGACACTATTAGTAATAGTGCTTTAGGTAAAGGTTTTGGTTCATTATTGCAATTCGGC